ACAATAAGGTGGACAAAGATGGTGGCTTCGATTATCTCATTGCTTTTAACGGCAATATCTTTCGTATTGCTTGTGATCTCTCTTTTTTCCAAGCAAATCACGGAGCGTATGGCATTGGTTCTGGGGGTCAGCTTGCTCTTGGCTACCTGTATTCAATTGTCAAACCTGATATGGACTTAACCTATGCAAAGAGACACGCCCGTAGAGCAGTAGAGATTGCTTCGGTCCTTGACGCTAACACTGGTAAGCCATTACAGTTAGTAGTCCAGGAAAGGATGTAAGTAATGGAAGTTTTTTTAATTGGATTGATGATAGGTGTTCTTATCGGTAGAGCCTTTGATATATGGGTAGATTGGAAGTACAAGAAGTGACTGACCCAAAGGAACTACTACTAACTGCACTACGTGCAGGTGATGCAAAGCGTTCACGTTCTACACAGGTACAGATAGGACCATCAGAGTTAGGTGGCTGTCGTCGCAAGGTCTGGTACAGATTAAATGACCAGCCTGAAACTAATGAGAACGAGATGAAACTTGCTGCCATTATGGGTACTGCTATCCACGCAGAGATTGAGAAAGCGTTAACAGATAATCCAGATGTAATGATTGAAACATTAGTTGAACACAACGGTATGAAAGCACACATTGACTGCTATGTACCTGGTACTGGTGATGTCATTGACTGGAAGACAAGCAAGGTGCGTAACCTTTCATACTTCCCAACAACACAACAACGCTGGCAGGTGCAGACATATGGTTATCTACTTGCTAAGAATGGTCACGATGTAAAGCGTGTGTCTCTAGTTGCTATTGCACGTGATGGTGATGAGCGAGACATCAAGGTACACACAGAAGATTATGATGAAAGCGTTGCACTGCAAGCATTGAATTGGTTGGAAGCAATCAAGGGTTCAGCAGAGGCACCAGATCCAGAGCGAGATGCTAGTTACTGCAAGTTCTATTGTAAGTTCTACGATGCATCAGGTGAGATGGGATGCGTTGGTATAAAAAAAGAACATACACCAGTGACTGATGTGGTCATTGAAGATGCAGACATTGACAAGAATGCATTGCTGTATCTACAATTAGCAGGACAAATCAAGGAGTTAGAGAAGCATCAGGATTCTTTGAAGGCTTCTTTTGAAGGGTTACTAGGTACTACACAGTCTGGCCTGGAAGTCAGTTGGACAACAGTGCGAGGTCGTGAAAGTATTGACAGTGAAGAAGTAGAAAAACTTATTGGGTATGTGCCTAAGAAGTTTGGTAGTGAGTCTCAACGGTTATCAATCAAACAAACTGGAGGAAAATAAATGGCTGCAAATGCAACAACAAAGATACAAGTTAACTATGGCAAGGATGGTGTCCTAGTAAATGTTTATGCTGATAATCAAGGTGAACTAGAAGCATTACTGGCCAGTGTCCAGGATGTATCTTCATTAATTAACTCTGTTAATGGATCACTACGTGGTGCACCAGTTGCATCAGCACCAACAGTTGAATCAATTGAAAAGCAATTCAATACACCACCTGCTGCTGCACCTCAAGTTGTAGAAGGACAAGCCCCGACCTGTAAGCACGGCACTATGGCGTTTCGTAATGGAACCTCAGCACGTGGACCGTGGAAAGCCTGGATGTGTGCTGCGCCAAAGGGTGCAGCAGATAAGTGCGAAGCAATCTTCCTAAGATAATTGAATGCGGGAACCTCGTGAGTACGAGAACCCGTTATGTGCACAGATAGGTGGTGACTTCTGGTTCCCTGAAAGAGAAGAGGGAGCAGTAAGTTACGTTGATGGTCAGTATGCGAAATCAATTTGCAGAGGATGTTCTCATAGAATTGAATGCGCTGAGTGGGGAATCCGCAAAGAAGCATTTGGTATATGGGGTGGGTTGGCACCACGTGAACGTCAAACTGTAAGAAGACAACGCAGAATAAATCTTGGAGGGGATGGGGAAGTTGCTTAATCTAAAGCGGGCACTGGGCACCAGCACTATCAAGGCTGTGCCCCTGCCTGATGTATGGACTGGCCTTGCTGGTGAGTCCATTAAGTTTAGACGAGGGCAAGTATGTATGGTTGCTGCTGCACCGAATGCTGGTAAGAGTATGTTTGCTCTTGTCTATGCAATCAAGGCAAAGGTACCAACACTTTTCTTTTCAGCCGATACTGATACTGCTACAGTCTTGATGCGTTCAGCAGCGCAGATCTCAGGGCATACACAGTTAACAGTTGAATCCAATATGGAATACAGAGATGACTTCTACGCTGACCACCTTAATAAGATGTCGCACATACAATGGGTCTTTGATTCAAGTCCATCACTCGATGACATTGAATTAGAAATCAAAGCCTACGTTGAACTCTTTGGCATAGCACCTGAGTTAATTATTATTGATAACTTAATGAATGTTGCAGCCGAAACAGACAATGAATGGGCAGGACTACGTGCAATTATGATGGAACTGCACGATATGGCACGCAAGACAGAGGCTTGCGTCTTAGTACTTCATCACGTATCAGAACAGAGCGAGTATGGGTCACCGTTGATGCCACCTCCACGCCGTGCTATTCACGGTAAGGTCAGTCAGTTACCTGCTCTTATACTTACATTAGGCTATGACCCATCACAGGGTATGTTGCGTGTGGCTGCAGTCAAGAACCGCTTCGGTCCACATACAGCAGATGCTTCTAAATGGGCTACACTATTTGTTAACTTCGCAGCGTGTCAGATAGGAGACCAAGATGCACAAGGCAGGGCATACTTGCACTCTAATATGCAGACGGTGTACTGATGGCTAACAAGAACGGACGTAAAGGTTCTCAGTTTGAGACAGATGTAATGAAGTGGCTCCGCAATGCGGGTGCTATGGCAGAGCGTTTGACTAAGGCTGGGGCAAAGGATGAAGGAGATATGGTTGTTATCATATCTGGAGAAACTTACATCCTTGAACTCAAGAACAGGCAGACCCTTTCCCTGCCTGAGTTCTGGAGAGAAGCGCAAGTTGAGGCGCTTAACTATGCAAAGGCACGAGGTCTTGGGGAAGTACCTATGTCTTATGTTGTAGTTAAGCGTCGCAACGCATCAATAGATCAGGCTTGGGTAATCCAAGACTTAACTCAATGGCTAAAGGAGAAACAATAATGCCAGTACCAGGTGGAGAAATAACAACGACAGAGATACTAGTACCAGAAATAGCATCACTAGATGAAGCACTCATCGCTGCTGATGCAGAAGAAGTAGATGATAGTTCAACTGAGCAAGGATGAGGTACGAGTCTGTACCTTGTTAGCAACAGAGCGTTGGCTTGCTAAGTATGGGTCAGTAGACAGACCTAACTATGCAGAGGGTAAGAAGAACGGCTACTTAGAGCACGAACTTCTTGCCAATGTGCGGGCCAACGTATCTGAGTGGGCTGTTGCATCATTGACTGATACTGCGTGGAACGTACCGTGGTATCCCAATGAACTACACCCACGCCGTGCAAAACTACCTGATGTTGGTAACAACTTTGAGGTACGCACTGTACGCACACGTGACTCTATTCCATTTTGGAATAAGGATAACGGGAAGATCATAGTAGGAACAAAGATTCTTGATGAAGATTATTACTCACAGGTTGAGGTCTATGGTTACTGTAACCCTGAAGAGTATGCTACATCCCATTACAGGGATGAGACTATTAGTGGATGGCGTGTACCAGTAACTGAACTGAAGGAGTTCAAATGATTTGTGAAAACTGTATGAAAGGTGGAGAAGAGAACTCTCTTTCCCATTACAAACGTGCCTCTAATTGGCACGATAAGTGCGACTTCAAGGGGTGTGTATGCCAACACAAGACTGGTCCAGGGTACGTAAAGCGGGAGGGTTCAAAGGTTCCATTGATGCAAACACAATCCCCATAGGATTGATTGTTACCCACTATGGTGGGGAAGTAAGAGAGGGTAGGTCAGCATCTGTTAGGTGCTGCATCCACCCAGATAAAAGACGTAGTGCCGTCATTAATACTTATGACAACCTATTCTTTTGTCACACCTGTGGGAAGGGTGGCAATGCAGTAAATGTTGTCGGGATAATAGAGAACTTGGAGTTTAAGGATGCACTCAAAAGAGCAATCGAAATCGTTGCTGGAAGCGGTCACACACTACAGCAAAAGTCTGGACGCAAAGGCGCTGGAGTATCTCGAAGGACGTGGGATCTCTGAAGATGTTGCTCTGCAGTTTTCATTAGGACTAGTCACTGACCCTATCAATGGTCACGAAAACCACGCGGGCTGGCTTTCTATCCCCTACCTGACTGCGTTAGGTATGTGTGTTGGCGTTAAGTTTCGCAGGTTAGATGATGGCAAACCTAAGTACGGTGCACCAACAGGGCAGAAGGCTCATCTGTTTAATGTTGCTGATATAACTATTGATTCAGGTGCCATTGTCATATGTGAAGGTGAGTTGGATGCAGTAGTTGTATCAGGTCTAATCAATCTACCTGCAGTGGGTGTACCTGGAGTGCAGGCTTGGAAGCCACACTTTTCTAAGTTATTTACTGGATACGATACCGTCTACATTGTAGGTGATAACGATATCAAAGAGGATGGCACCAATCCTGGGGCTGAGTTCTCTCGCCGTGTCTCACAAGAAGTATTGAACTCACGCATAGTATCATTGCCTGCATCAATGGACATTAACGATTACTACCTTGCACACGGCAAAGAAGAATCGTTAAAACTATTTGGAGGTGCGTGATGTATGATGATGACCGAGAACGAATGGGTCATAATGCTACAGACTTTGCAGCATATGGGCTTTCACATCTTGCACCAAGACAGGAAGACTCAGACAATACTGATACGCCCGCAGCCAACCCGTTAGTAGATCACGCTGCAGTTACTGGCTACCGTGCACTGGGTGTATCAACTGAGGACTTAACATCCTTCATTGAATCCTTTGCATCTCTTCGTGCTATGCGAGTCAAGGGTGTGGGCCACGACCAGTACTCACACGCTAAGGGGCAGAAGTTCGAGTCCTTTACTACCTCAGATACCATTAGAGAACTGATCGAAGAGTTAGCAGATGCCAGTAATTACATTGACTTCCTTGCTATCAAACTACTTAACATCCAACACACTATAGATTTGGTGCTACCTGACTGTGACTGAACCTCATCCAATACTCAATGACATTGTGCCTAG